TCACATGGGGCAACACCTATGACGTGGAGCCTGGTAGATACCGCGCCCGGAAGAGTCCGCGAATTAAACGCCCACGAAAGACTACAGGACGATGTTAGAAAGGATAAGCTCACGCATAGATGCTACTGTGCTCCCAGCGCCGATATCGTTAGAAATGATGTAATTGTCGTATCTCCACCAGTCCAAGGCGGCGTGAATACCTTTCTCGTAGTGCACGCGCACCTCCCTGATAATATAATGCACCACTACGAGATAACCGCCAAGACAATCGTTTCGGGATCGGCAGAATGGGCAGGATATATGATCTAAGAATATGAGCGGCCTTAACGTAACAGCAGACTTTGAATCGTCATTAGACCAGGAAGCAGTAGCAGGTGTAGCTCAGAAGACATTAGGGCCGTATTCAAAAGAAAAAGCTGAGAAGATACTTGAGATTTCACAAGGTCTTGTTCCAGTAGCAACAGGGACACTACAAGCTTCTGGTCATGTAGCGACCGTTGACGTGGCGCTTATTGCAGAAACAAACTATCAAATCGTCTATGATGCCCCAACTACAGACCAGAGTAAATGGAAAAGCTATGCGATATTTGTTGAAATGGGAACTGTAAAGATGTCCGCACAACCGTATCTCAGACCAGCGATAGACCAAGCATCTACTGAGTAATGTAGCGCACAAAGTTAATCTGGATTAATAAAAGAGGGTTAAGTATTGAATGGAGAAACACCGCTCACCGCACTGGCCGGAAGTAAGAGCAGCCCATTTAAAAGACCATCCTACGTGTGAGGGCTGTGGTGGGAAAGTCAAGCTAAACGTACACCATATAGTCCCCTTTCACCTACATCCTGAGCTTGAACTTGTAGAGTCCAATCTAATAACACTGTGTGAATCCCGAAGCTATGGGGTAGAATGTCACAGGGCAATCGGGCATCTAGGTTCGTATTTCTCGTGGAATGATGATGTACGAAAAGACGCAGCCATATGTCTAAACAAGTTCAAGAATAGACCCAAGAAACTAAAGAGCACAAAATGAACGCCCTAAACTATGCGGTAGTTGGCATGATTCAAGCCGACCCAGTTATGCAGGCACTTCTTTATAGCTACGGTGGCTCTCCTGCGGTCTTTACGTTCATTCCGGTTCCAGAAGTAGACCCAGGCCCGCCACCTGTTTTACCTCTTCCATTTATCGTGACCGAGGACTCTGTAAGCGATGTCTTCGATGACACGACGACTACCGTTGGACATAAGATAAAAAAAGACATCCGGTGCTATGATTTAGAAACCAACGATCCTACGAAAATCCAGACGATAGCGATGCGGATTAAGGATATATTTCACCGGCAAGAGTCGACTATGACGAGGTATATTCTTAATTCAGGAGACGCAGAGCTCTTTACGGTTACGCAATGCTGGGCGAACGGCCCGCGACCAGCGCCGCATCAGGTTGATGAATACGTGCAAGGCAGGATTATCACGTTGAATATACGACTCACCAGAATACCTAGCTCGATGCCCTATGCAGTATAGCATTTCAGACATAGATAAGAAAACGAACGTGCATGAAGGATGCTCGATTCTACCGTTTACTACTATCCTAGTCCCCGATAAAAGAAGACCAAATCAGGCAGAGATCCCGGTGAGTATCAGATACGATATAAAACACTTGCTTGAGATTGAGCAACTCCTGTGTAAACCGCTTTGGGAAGTCGTAGAATTGGGGCTGATACAGTTACTTGGTGAAGGTGATAACGTAACTGTAGTTTCGTTAGGCGTAAAATCACCACAATTAATTCAAGAACTATTGGATGAGTTAAACAGGGGCGAGGCACAGAGAGTTTACCGAATGGCGCATCTTGAAATAGCCAGGGCGATAGGTAACGATGTTGTCTATGACGACGAAGGAAACCCGATAAGCGTTACGCCTCGTAAAGCGGAAACGTATAAAAAAGCAGACGTTCAGGATTCAAGTGCGTTTTCTCAGCAGATAAAAGAACCTGACTCGTTTGCTCAGTGGTATGAACTCGCACTAAAACAATTATTCAAAAGTGATGTTATACTCCCGATTAACGACCTGCTTTCACTTATGCCTATCGAACTTGAGACATACTTCACGGCACACGAATCAAGAAACGTGTATGCCCAGCAGATAGCCACACTTCAGTCGTGGCAAACGGCTAACTTTATGGGGTATGTGTGGAACGGAAAGAAGTTGCCTGACCTTACGCGCTTGCTTAAACACATAGAATTAGGGTCAGACAAACAGGCAATTTCTAAATACGAACGATCAGAAGCACAGAAAGTCATTGACCAGAACATAAGAGACAGAGCAGCATTTGAAGAGAAACTACAGCGACATCAGCAGAAACAACAAGCGAAACAGAGCGAAGCATGAGAGGTAAAACCAAATGTCAGACGAAAATGAAGGTTCTCGCCAGGCGCTTGACGCTGATAGGCGACAGTATAGGATTGGTAAAAACGTAACTGAAGTTGTCGAAGTAAAGCTCGACCACGTCAGAAAGCTAACTTTTCGATCAAAAGCTCTTAGAGAGATGGAGCGGACGCTAAATAAGAAGTCTATCCAGATAATAGCAGCGATAAACGAAGCGGACTGGAGCCACGAGGATACCCTTAACCTTATTTGGGCCGGGATGATAACTGAGGCTCCGGATATATCGCTTGATGATTTGGATTTGATATGGGACGCTACCCCGATGATGGACAGGGTAAAAGCGTTCGCGGACGTTATCCACGCGGTATCCCGTGCGGTTGGGCTTCCCGTTGATGAAGAACGGTTTAAGAAGGCTATGGATCTGTGGAATAAGCAACAGGCAGCTACAAAAGGTGTTTAAGATGGATACTGCAACCGATGATTCAACTCTTGGATACGCTACTCGTGTTCCAGAACTCGAAAAAGAAGTTAAGGAATTAAAAGCTCGATTGGACGAAAGGGACTACTTCGACAGCCTCACTAGAAAGATTAAGGTAAGTAAAGAAACCGAAGAGTTGCTTGACGATTGTCTACGCAAGGCAGGCACATATGAGTGTTATGATTGTGAGAAAGGAGAAACCTATGATCAGGTCATAGCACGCCTCGCTCGAAAAGAGTTAGTAGGAACATACTTTGCCGAACTACACGACGTTGACAATTTGGGTATTAAAATCGGTTACCAAGCTACTGACATAATGAGGAAAACGCAAATTTTGAAAGGTTAAGGATGAAATACAAAGACCAGTTTGATAAAACCGTACCCGTTGAGATCGTAGACGCTTTGATCGGTAAAGAAGCGATTTTTAAAGAGGTATGCGAAACCACGAAAGCCAGTCCCGAAAAAGTAAGAGAGCTTCTTGATACGATACTTGACCAAGAAATTCCAGAGAACCTAATTAAAGACTATCAAAACGGCTTACTTACTGAAAAGTTCTGCGCCGGGTGCGGTGCTCAGTGTTGCATGATGAGCGACCCGATTGCGGTAAACTGGCCTGACGTGCAAAGACTCGCAAAAGGATTAGGTACGAACAATAAGAAAATAGTTAAAGAATATCTTGAACCACACACGCTCTCGGATTTCTCGCACTTGGAGTATAAGATAAAGAAAACAAAGCCCTGTCAGTGGTTGAATGAAAAGACAAAAAAATGTACGATTTACGAGTTACGGCCACACATTTGTCGTACATATCCAGTAATCCCGAATAGAGAAAATCCCCGTGAATCAAAACTAGACGCCCCGATATTCTGTAAAGTCACGGCGAGCATGATAAAACAGGACATAATAAACAGGTTAGCATAAAATGGGCGGCGGCGATGTCGTAGGGACTGCGATAGTTAATCTTAAAAGTGATGCCACAAGCTTCCTCAGCGACTTAACAAGTGCGTTAGGTAAGGGTAAAGGCCTGTTCTCAGACTTCGGTAGCGATATCGCCGGCACAATGAAAGGCGCTGGCGGCATCATGACCGCAGGCATAACCGCGCCGATAGTAGCCGTCGGAGCGTTTGCCATTAAGAGTGGAGAGATTGTAGAAGATGCTACGTCGTCGATAGCCAAAGCCACCGGGCAACAGGGAGCGCAACTTGCTTCTACGATGACGCAGTGGAAAAGCGTGTATGCCTCGGTTCCTTCTTCTGCTGCCGATGTGACAGCGGTTATCACAAAGCTTACGACTTCGTTACACCTACAAGGCCAAGAACTTAAAGATACTGCAACAGACGTCCTTAATTATTCAATCGCTACAAAAACCAGCGCATCGTCTGACGCTGCTACGTTTGCGACAATGACCAACGCCGCTCACTTGGCGGGCAATGCGTCATTAACTGCTGCACAACTTACCGATATGGCAACCGTAGCGTATCAAAAGACGGGCGTAACTATGGACCAGATTTCACCTGCCTTTAACAAAGCAACGGCATCAATGACGGCGATGGGCCTATCTATACCGCAGCAAATTGCTATGTTGGATGGACTGACTCAGGCAGGGCTCAAGGCTAAACAGGTCACTACGATATTGATGGGAATCGGCCCAGCGGCTAAGGCGGCAGGTGAGAGCTCTAGTGCGTTCTGGCAGCACATGATCCAAGACGCTAAAGACGGGGGTACGTACACCGCAGCCGAAACGAAACTGCTTGGCAAGAACGCTGATATGTTCACGGCTGCTGCGAAGTCAGGCAAACTCAGCAATGACCAGTTAGTCGCATCACTACAGAATAGCAAAGGAGCAGCAGATAAAGCAGGCGAAGCCTCAGAAACATTTGGTGAGAAGTTAACCAAATTCACCCATCAAGGAGAGATGGCGCTTGCTCCGTTGGGTATCACGCTCATCAATATAGCAACGAAACTCCTTGATGCAGCAGGGCCGGTTATAGCATTTGTCGGAAAGTTATTAAGCCTCTTTTCTGAAATGCCTGAGCCTATCCAGCTTATCGTTATCGCCATTGCTGGAATAGCCGCAGCCATTGGGCCGGTGCTGATGTTAATAGGGATGATGGCACCTGCGATCGGACCAATAGTCACGATATTAGGTATGATGGGTATCGAGATAGACATGAGCGCACTCGCCGCTGGCGGTCTTACTGGGGCACTTGGCGGGGCGGCGGCGGCAGCGTGGGCGGTCAGCATCCCAATCATGGGGATGGAACTTCCGCTAATAGCTATTATCGCGGCGGTCGTAGTTATCGGCGCAATCCTTTATCTATTATATACCCGATTCAAACCCTTCCACGATGCAGTGCAAGCAGTGTTGGGCTGGGCTAAAAACCTTGTCAGCACCCTTCAGAACCTTAATTGGGGCAGCGCATTTAGTGGGGTCGTGGCTACAGTAGAGAGCATAGGAGGTAAACTTTGGAACTCCATCGTGAGTGCAGTAGGTGGATTCGGCTCGTGGTTATGGAGTCTTATCTCAGACCTCCCATCAAAATTATGGTCTGCGTATATAGGTATTTGGACTCAGATAGGCTCTTGGTTATGGGGTGAGATATCGGGACTTGCCGAGAAAGCGTGGAATACGTATATCGGTATCTGGACAGCAATAGGCTCATGGTTATGGGGTTTGATCTCACCGCTTCCTGGGGAGTTATGGGGCGGACTACAGAGCGCCCTTGGTGGATTTGGAAACTGGCTTTGGAACCAACTCACTTCAATTCCAGGTAAGTTAGAAAGTGCGATTAATGCGATATGGAGCGATGTCGCCAATGCGTTCGTTAATGCGCTCAAAGGGGCAGTATCAGGGGCAGCAAGCAGTATCGTTAGTCCTATACAAAACGCCATCTCTAGCCTACATCTTCCTGCATTACCAGCAGCTCAACACGGCGGTATCGTTACTAAACCCACATTATTAATCGCAGGCGAAGCAGGCCCGGAAGCGATTACACCATTAAGCAATGTTAGCGGTGGTGGCTTTTCGGTAAACCCAGGTAGTATAAGTCCGTATAGTCCGGGTGGAAGCGCTGGGCAAGGACAAGGCAACGTTATCATCTCAGCCGGAGCAATTTAGATTAACAACCCGATTTTAACTTCAAATTCAGCCATTGACACGCTAAGCACAAAAATCGGTTATAAAGTGAATAGCGAGATGCGGCGAGCAGGATTAAGCAAAGGATAAAACCATGAAAGCGAAATTAATTACTAAAGTAATACGAATCCCGATGGAACAGTACTGGGCCGGAGGGATGTATCGAGTAGGAGCATCGAGAACAACCGAAAGCGTACAGGAATTTGAATTTGATTTAGCAACTAAAGGAGGTGAATAACAATGGCAATTACAAGTGGATTAACCACCGCAGGAGCCGTTGCGCTTGCGAGTTTCTTGATTAACGACGGTGCAACATTACCGTTCAACAACTCAAATGCGTACCTCGGCGTCGGCAATGATAACAGCACAGCCTTTAACGTGAGTCAGACCGCTTTGATAGGCGCAAGTCAGCAGCTTAACCCTGTTGATACTGGATACCCTGTAAGGACGAGTAATTCAATTCTATACCAGGCGACTTTTTACGCGGCAGATGCTATTTTTGATTGGTCAGAGTATGGCATCTTTAACGCGGCGAGTGCCGGGACAATGCTCGTGCGTGTTGCTGGCGATGACTTGGGAACTAAAACGGGAGCAGAGCAGATTGTCTTGCAGATAACCTTAGTAATTAGTACGTCGTGAACAAATGACCGTCGCTTCATACGTTGGAACCTTTAACACACCTACCAGCACAGGCAATCAGACGATTTCCTTACCTGCGGGTTTCACTCCGAGTGCTGTTATTATCTGGGGCGTTCCATTATCGTCAGCAGGATGGAGCAGCGTTGGCGACCAGTTTTCCATTGGCTTCTGTGCCGGTGCAGGTGGGGCATCTCAAGGATATATCTCAATCGCAGGAAAGGGCGGTGCAGATCCAAGCGCAGAGTACCGCAGGTATAGTGCGAGTGCCGCTATTGGCATGGTTCAGTATGATGGCACGTTACTGTACGAAGCGACGTTATACGGGCTTAATTCAGGCGATTTTATATTAAACTGGACTACGGTATCCGCAACATCATACGAGTTTAACTTCCTAGCATTAACCGGCGTACCTGCAAAAGTAGTACACTGGACCTCTAACACCTCAACGGGCAACCAGAGCATTACAGGCGCGGGCTTCCAACCGGACTGTGTTATCCATATCGGTGATGCGGATGCTGGTCATACTGCGAATACGACGACTAGCTCTGTTTACAGTATCGGTGCGATGGATGCTAGCGGTAACCAGTGGTCAAAGTATGGCTTTGCGATGAGTGGTGTTACTACTACAAGCACAGGACGTATCCAGCTTGCCGACTCGTGCATTGTCGATACCGGCGCCACTACCTCTGTACACACTAAAGCATCCTTTGTATCAATGGATGCAGACGGCTTTACGATACACTGGGGGACATACAGCAGCGGCGGAGCGAGAGATTATTTAAGTTTGTGTCTTAATACGGGCGGCGGGAGTTTAGTTGGCAACTGGACTAAATCAACGGCAGCCGCTCCAACAACAGACACGATTTCAGTACTCACCATAACACCTACGGCGGTACTGGCAACAACCGACAGCTATCCGGCCAATACCTCAGAGCAATCTGGACATCGGATTATGGTAGGCGCGTCGGATGGCACGAATAACTTAGTGGCGGGGGCCACCGATAAAAACGGCATTGTACTAAGCGGCAGTTCTAAAACGGTTACGCATAGGTACTTAAACGAATCATACTCCCTTGCAGGAACCAATAACGACCTAGGGAGCTATGATTCACTAGGTACTATAGGTTCATTTGCCGCAGGTTCGTTCCAGGCATCGTGGCCAACCACAAACTCAAACATTGCGACGCAAATCTGTTTTGTGGCGTTTGGAAACCCACGAATCGTTATAAGCCGCTCCATTGACGTTGTTCCTGTTTTATATCCTTCCACGTAC